AGAGCACCTATAGCAGTAGCCTTAAGTTCCTCAGGATTCGGAGCAAATGCATATTCAGACATATGAAGATAATTGCAGGTAAAAGATCTAAGTCCTCCCTTACCCTCAGCAGACACCGCCATAATCTTAGCACCCGTATCAGCGAATACCATCTCAGTAGTATTCTCAATAAATAATTCTCGTTGTAGTGGCTTCGGCAATGTAGAGAAGAAACGCTTATAGATCGCTAGAATATGTTTCGCTGAAGATAACTTATGCGATAGTATAGCAATAGTGATTGGCTCTTTCGCCGTGAACCACTTATAGAATAACCACGCTGAAACAAATGTAGTAGAACCAATCTGTCTAGGCTTCAGAAATAAACAATCCTGTTCTCCCTCTAATGCCTTATACATTTCCAGTTGCTCTGATGTAGGTCGTAGACTAGTCAGTTCCCCTAACTTATTAATAATCTTTAACCGACTAATAAATAGCAGAGGATCCGCTAATACTTTCTCTAACCTGTCATTCAGTGCCATCTCTTTATCCCCTTAACAATAGTAATGTCAATGTGGGAAAATGGGGTCCAAATAGTTTTGGGCTATTATCATATAGATAAATTCTATATGATAACATATACCCCTTATATACCTTATATATATTTTTTATTTTATTACAGTTTAGATATGATTTACTAATTTTATTATTATTAACCACTAAAATATTCTACCACCATACCACATAACCAAACCATTAAACCACATTACCACATTAACCATAAACCAAACCAACCATTAACCATCACCACTTATATCACTAACCCAATCATCAACCACATCCTTTAACTTACCCTTATCCACATCAACATCTATATAATCATCATCATATTTTATTTTTATCTTCACCGCTAGATCCGACTTACTATACTGATTCTTCTTTCTATTCCTCAATACCTTCACATCCACATCCAACTTACCTAACACTAACTTAAACATTTATTCTCCTTACTATCCTTACAACCCAAAATCCTTTTAGGATTTTGGGTTTATTATTCTCTACTACTTTCCTGTACCATCTAATACTGTCAACCAATCCTTCATATCATATTCCTCCTGCTCCATCTGCTTATCATAATTCTTATCTTCCCTTCTCCTCTTCAACATTTCCATCTGCGATAATGTACTTAATATATTACTGAAAGTCTGTCTTCCTATCTTACAATTCCTGCTCACATTGAATTCTCTGAGGGCATCTTCTACTAGATCCCACAGAACCGTTTCAATATCTCTATCCTTCACCGCTTTGAATGTAGTCTTCTTCATTCTTATTATATCCTCCCTATGCGATATTTACAAAAGTATTATTACTTTCTTTATCGCTATCCTCATCAACCTCAGGCAAAGCCTGAGGTTGATCCATAATGAACAGTGCTTTGAACTGTTCTGCATCTCCCACTATCTCGCCTATCCTCGCTAATCCCTGCTTGTACAACTGCCAGATCCTCTGCCTTGTATAACCTAATTCCTTTCCTATCTCATCCATACTTCTACCACGCCACACAAAATCATAAATTATTTTTGCTTCCCTTTCCTCTAACACTTCCGCAATCCAATCAACCATTGCGATCTGAGGTGGGAATGTGATAATGTTTTTATTATCAATGCTATCTATCCAATCATCTTCTGGGGAATAATGTCCACTAACCTTATCCAATCTCCACACATCACAACCGACATACCGCCAATCATCCTTGAACTTTCTATACCGTTCCTTCCGTATCCTCTTACCATTTCCTATTACCTCTTCATCCATAACCTATAGTCTCCTTTACTATTGTATTACATTCCTTATCAATTTACATAAATCAACTGAACATACCACTATTTTAATTAGTAATAACTATAAGTATTCACCTCTAATTAATAGTCATTTTGTAAAATAGATACAATAGTATTATACCATACCTGATTACTAATGTAAAGCATTACTACGCTTCGCCTATCTCTGACTGGACATACACTACATCTGCTAGTTCTTTAATTAATTTATAGTCAATGTCACCAGCCAATTTATCTGGATGCTCTATCCCTACATTCTTCATAGCGTTTATCAATGCCTCATCGCAATTGTTACCAACGCCATCAATCATAATAAAGAATCTGTATACACCTTTCTTTTCCATTATACTTCCCTCCTTTTATTTCTTTCCAGATCTCATCTATCGTACTATCACAAGTCGTCTCATAGAAATTCTTCTGATTACGCTGAGACATACCATTATCTTCCTTAGCCTTTATCTCCGCTATAGCAAAGATCAATGAAACTAATTCTACATTATTTCTTTTTATCTTCTTCCAATCTATCTCTCTTAGATACTGAATCTTATTTCTTCTCCACGCCAATTCTTCTGCCGACAATGTAGTCACTGTTCTATCTCCTCTAATAATCTTCCATTCATTTTCTTTTCTATCCTCCGCACCTTTCATACAACGCCCATCCTTGTCTTCTAAGCCATCCTAATAATCTACCTATGTATACTATCATTTAGTAAAATAGAAGGTCCTCAGTGTACAGCCAAGGACCTCTATCCTATACCTCTCCTATTCCCTTGGACTATGACCTGATAAGTCTTGCGTACAATCCTCTACTGCACAATACTGAACATAACTTTCTAACGCTTCCTTATAGCCATTCTCATCCACCAATTCCATCAGACCACAATCCCCAAGATAATCTCTAGGATCCTCTCCTACTTCCATCTCATAATCCTTTCTTACTTCATCATCAACTTTGATTTCATAATAATCAAACACTGTCTTCTCTACCCTTACGATCCACTTCTCAATTACTTCTGTAGTTTCTTTAATCATTTCATTCTCCTTACGAATGCTGAGGAATTATTAATTTAATTCTCTCTATAATTTATTCTTCTATCTCTCTATAAATTCCATTACCATTATCATCCTCTCCTATCCGCTCAAACATAATCCATCGCTCATTGCAACAATCACATTCACAACCAAACTGAACCTCAAAATACTTACTTGATTCTGGATGACCAAACATTATCTCTCCATCTATCATCAAACTATTATTATCAATCCTCAATCCAATCATCTCATCTCCTTATCTTTATTTCTTATACTTATTATACCATACCTTTTACTATTGTATAACCTTTTATTACAAATAAATAAAATAAATCCAGCAGCCATTACAGCCACTGGATCTATCTCTTATCTACTACGCCTCGTCAATCACATCACATTCTCTAATCACTTGCTTCTTACTAATACTAACCAAGCCACCATTATACATACACAATAACCTTCTCTCATTCTCCTTCCTACTACCCATACAAACTACTACCTCTCCTCTTTTAATCCTACCTCTCACATTCTTTACACCAACACCAAAGTAGCCAATACTTTTCGTCCTAACCCTTATCAACTTTCCTTCACATTCCTCTCCCCAATTATTAATACTTTCATTTCTCTTCTCATACAACTTCTCCTTCTCCATTCTAATAACTGACAATACACTTTGACAATCTCTACTTTCCTCTTCAAATAATCTTTCACAATTATCTCTCATCTTATTAATCTCCTCCAATACTTCTCTCTCCTCTCTCTCTAATCTCTTCTTCTCTTTCTCTAAATCTCTATAACCTAACATTTTTATTTCTCCTTATTATTTCAGCCAATCAATCAAACCATTCAATCAATCAACTATTATTATTATACATACATCTTTACTTTTGTTTAATCTTTTATTACAATAATCTAAATAATAATCCCCTCAATACTTTCATACTGAGGGGACACTATAACTTCAATCTAATTTATTTCTAAATTATCTTTCCACTACTACATTCATTCCATTCTCTCACATACTTCTCATCTCTTCCTAATACCTTACCTCTATAATAATCTTTACTTATTACTTCTACTATCTCTACTTCCCAACACTTCTTATCCCATCCATAATTCCTATCCAACTTATCTTCAATAACTACATCTTCCATTACATCAATCATACAACCAACATAACTTCCATCAATCATCTCAACATCATCTTCAATTCCACTATACATAAAATCTACTACATCATTCTCTTTCCATTTAATCTTATTCATTTTTAATCTCCTCTAAATAAT